ATTATGAACTGGACGCCTCCGGGCACCGGCGAAGCGACCGAAGATGATTTTGACGCAGACGCTGAAGCCGAGGCGATAGAAGAACCCACAACGAAGCGCGGCGATATATGGCTACTGGGCGAGCACCGACTGATGTGCGGGGATAGCACGAGCGCCGATGATGTGGCAAGACTGATGAATGGCCAACGCGCAATACTCATGGCTACCGACCCACCATATAACGTCGGGCTGGACTATGATGAAGCGACGGACGACGAGAAGAGCCACGAGGAATACCAACGATTTACGCAGGCATGGATGGCTGCATGGTGTGCCATAAGCGACCGTCAGGTCGTTACACCAGGCGGTAATAACCTGGCAGATTGGCTGCGCTGGTTTACACCCTACCATGTCGCACCGTGGATTAAGACCAACGCGATGACCAATGGTAAGGTGTCCCGGTTCTGGTGCTGGGAGCCAATAGTATTCTTCAGTGATAAGTGGCTGCGTGCGCGTTCTAATGACGTGTTTGATTTCCCAATCGGCCAGCAGAACGATGTCGGCAACCATCCGTGCCCAAAGCCTGTGAAGATGTGGGCAGACTTGTTGGAGAACTATAGTGTGACTGGTGACTTGGTCGCAGAGCCATTCATGGGCGCAGGCACAACACTGATTGCAGCGCAGCAGATTGGCCGCGTGTGCTATGGCATGGAGATAAGCGAACGATACTGTGATGTGGCAGTGCGGCGCTGGGAACGCTTGACGGGCAAGACCGCACGGCTGGAGAACGCGCCCGAGTTGGTTACTGCCAATGGCTAGACGCTCCAAACCCTGAAACGTGACAAAACCGCCTCGCCGCGGTATTATAATTATAGAGACAGTCATTCCTTTCTCTCCTACCTCCTAGCAGACACAGACAGTGGCCCCGGCCAGAACATTGGCCGGGGTGTTCTTTTGAGATGATATGGCAAGACCACGAATACCCATCGACTGGGCAGAGTTTGACAAGCTCTGTGCGATACAGTGCACGCAGGCGGAAATAGCCGCGTGGTTCAAGTGCACTGACGAGACAATCGAGAACGCCTGCAAACGAGAGCACAAGCAAAGTTTTTCGGCATACTACAAAACGAAAGCCGCTAACGGAAAGATGAGTCTTCGCCGGAAGCAGATGCAAGTAGCTCTGGATGGTAACGTGGCAATGCTGATATGGCTCGGCAAGCAGACGCTTGGACAGCGCGAGAACCCGGTTACAGAACAGGACGGCAACAGTAACGGTATAGACTCGCTGCTCGCGACGCTGGACAAGGCCAGACGGGAACGGCGCGAAGATGTTTGAGTTCCAGCGGTTCTCGGACACGGGCATCGACAGCATCTTGGACAGCACTGCGCGGCTGAATATCTGGGAAGGCGCTGTGAGGTCAAGCAAGACGGTCACGAGCCTGGTTCGCTGGATTGAGTTCATACGGCAGGCCCCGGCAGGGCCGCTGATGATGATAGGCAAGACTGAACGAACGCTGAAGCGCAACATCCTGGACCCGATGCAGGAAATCCTGGGAACGGGCCTGATGCAGACGCGGTACGGCAACGGTGAGATTGTCGTTTCAGGCCGGACAATCTACATCGCCGGGGCAAACGATGAGCGCGCAGAGGGGAAGATACGCGGCTTGACGCTGGCAGGCGCGTACGGCGATGAGCTGACGCTATGGCCTGAGAGCTTCTTCCGAATGCTGTTGTCGAGACTGTCAGTAACAGGCGCGGCGTTCTTCGGGACAACGAACCCGGATAACCCGCACCACTGGCTGAAGACTGACTACATCGACCGCGTGGAAGAACTGAACCTGAATGTGTTCCACTTCTCGCTCCGGGACAACCTGAGCCTGAGCGAGCAGTACATACAGGACATCAGTGCAGAGTACAGCGGCCTCTGGTATCGGCGTTACATCCTCGGGGAATGGGTCTCGGCAGACGGCGCGGTCTACGATATGTTCGACCTGCGCAGGCACGTGAGCGAGGCAGTGCCAGAGTCGTTTACTCAGCACTTCGTGGGCATCGACTACGGGACAACGAACCCGACGGTGTTCCTACTGATGGGCGTCGGCTCTGACCATCGGCTATACGTGCTGGACGAGTATCGACACGACCCGGCGGCCCACAACGGGACGCAGAAGACAGACGCAGACTTAAGCAAGGACTTTCACGCGTGGCTGCGCTCACATGAGGGCGTCAAACCACGCTGGACTATAGTTGACCCGTCGGCTGCATCGTTCAAAGTGCAACTGCACCGCGACGGCGTGCGCAATTTGGCAAACGCAGATAACGATGTGATCGACGGCATCCGGCGGGTCAGCACTCTACTGAGTGCAGAACTGTTGACAATCCATCCGCGTTGCTCTGAGTTAATCAGCGAAATGAGCGGGTATACCTGGGATGCGAAAGCGACCAGCCGGGGCGAGGACAAACCGAACAAGAACGCAGACCACGGCCCGGACGCCCTGCGGTATCTGGTGAACGGCACGCACTACGTGTGGCGCGGCTGGACGAAAGCGATATTCCCTGACGTTGAAAAGGACGCTGCTTAATGCTACCAACCAATCCGAACTTGATATGGCCGCCTGAGCAGTGGCCGGGCATCTACGACGACATGTCTGAAAGTGCCGCGTGGTATGGCGGCGATATGAACCGGCTTGCGACAATCTACGCTGCGCGGATATACAGTCCCTACAAAGAGTCGAGTTTCAATACTTCCCGGCAGGTCGGTGATGACATCCGGAGCATGGTGCACGTCCCGGCTGCGGCAGATATAGCGGGCACGAGCGCAACCATGTTGTTCGGCGAACACCCGAAACTGCACATCCCTGCGGCGCACGTTGAGAACGCACCGGCGGATGCGGTAGAGTCGCAGGCGTGGTTGGACAATCTAGCCGAGCGGACGGCTCTGTTATCGCGGCTCAGCGAGGCGGCGGACGTCTGCTCCGGTATCGGCGGTGTCTACCTCAAAGCCGACTGGGACGAGAGTATCAGTGCGGACTACCCGATTATCAATATCGCTCAGCCGGATAACGCGGTTCCCGAGTTTACATTTGGGTTCCTGCGTGCTTGCACGTTTTGGCGGGCATTAAGCAGTGACGGTGACCGTGTGTTGAGACTGCTTGAGCGGCACGAGCCGGGTGTTATCCTCTCAGGGCTTTACAGTGGCACACGGGATACCCTGGGGCAGAGTGTATCGCTTGAACTGCATCCGGACAGCGCGGGCATTCTGCCGGTTGTAGTCACCGGCATCGACCGGTTGGCTTGTGTCTACATCCCGAACACGCGCCCGAACCGCAGGCGGCGCGGGTGCCCGTTGGGGCAGGCCGACACGAGCGGCATGGAAAGCCTGATGAACAGCCTGGACTACTGCTACACTTCCCTTCTGCGTGACATCCGGGTTGGCCTCGGGCGGATTATGGCCCCGGCTGAGTACTTCGAGACGGACACGAATGGCACGTGGGCGTTTGATGAGTTCCGCGAGGCATACCTAAAGCTGGACGCGATGCCGGGTTCTGCGGGCATGACCAGCGACATCACAGTCTCACAGTTCGCGATTCGGACTCAAGAGCACTTGGATGCGGCGCAGGGGTTCCTGCGGCAGATATACAGCGGGGCAAGCTATTCGCCTCAGTCGTTTGGGTTGGACTTGGCAGGGCAGGCGGAAAGCGGCACAGCACTGCGTGTGCGTGAGCGGAAGTCGATTCAGACCACGAGCAAGAAGGGCGACTACTGGGGGGCGGCGGTTAACTACATCGTCAACGTTGCGATGGACATTGCCCGGGCGCAGTTTGGTGCGCGGCTCGGCGACTACGAAGCGCGGGTTGAGTTGCAAGACAGCGTTGAGGGCGACATCACTACGATTGCGCAAAGTGTCGAGTATCTTAAGCGGGCGGAAGCGGCGAGTGTGCGAACCAGAATTAAGATGGTTCACCCTGACTGGGAACTGCCAGAGATTGAGCTTGAGGCAGAGCGCATAGAGGCCGAGAGCGGGATGCTCGTGCCGTCGTTTGAGTCGCAGATAGGTGCGGTACCGGATGCCGACGCCGGAACAGTATGAGCGATATGCAGAGCTGATGCGTGAGGTCTACGCAGACGCTGAAACGCGGATGCTAGAGGCCGTGGCGCGTCGGCTGGAACGCGGGATAGACTACGAGGGCTGGGCGGAAATCAAGCTGGCGGAAACGCAGGCAATGAACCGCGAAATCCGCGAGCAGTTGGACAGGCTCGGCGGGAACTTTGAGAACTTGGGGCGGGCCGTTGAGGGTGCTTACACGAGCGGCAGCCAGCGGGCTGTAGATGAACTTGGGGCGGCTCAGATAACGAACATGAGCGCAGACCTCACAGAGTTCGACAATCTACGCATTCGGACTCTGGTTGGCGCGGCGACGGACAGCCTGCGGGCAACGCACCTGCGGGTGCTCCGGACAGCGCAGGACGCCTACCGGACTGTGATAACACGGGCATCGGCTCAGGTTGTGGCCGGCACGGCGAACAAGTGGACAGCGGTGCAGGACGGGTTGAACCGGTTCGCTGACCAGGGCGTCACGGGCTTCATCGACACGGCTGGCAGACGTCACAGCCTGGCGAGCTATACCGAAATGGCGGTACGGACTGCGACAACGCAGGCGAGCGTTGAGGGGCATCTAAACCGGCTCGTGCACTTGGGCTTTCCTTTGGTGCGCGTGACCGACCACGCGGAAGAGTGCCCATTGTGCCGACCGTGGGAAGGGCAGATACTGAGTGCCGACGGCAAGGACAGCCGATACCCGAGCATCGCAGATGCTACAGC